ACCACATATAGCCCTGTAATTGGTAGTAATAGTCTTTAGTCGGTATTTCAGTAGCAAAGAACGGGAAAGTCGTAGCGTCCCAAGAACTTTTTACGTCTAAAAGAATGTCGTCCGTGTTTACGTCGGGCGTACCCGTTACCCAGTCGTTAGTAAAGTGTTCGTCGTTCTTCAAAATAAAGCCTAAGTCTAGGACGTCGCTAGCTAGTTTAATACTTTCGTCTTCGACTAAGTTGCCTTTGTCGGTGTAACGCGAGTTAAACGTTTTTACTATTCCGTATTTAGCTTGTAAGACTTGCTCTTCGACGTATGTCTTAGCCGTTTGGCTGAGTATTTCGCTTTTTGAACGCGGCGAGGTCATGATTTTGCCAAGCGCCGAGCATCGAACTTTAAAAGTATTCATAAGGCGTTCAACATTTCGGTTTGTGACTCAGTTAAAGTAAAGCTAGACGTTATTTTATCCTTAGTAACTTTGCCGTCTACAATTGCTTTACACGCGTCTTGAAAGCGTTTTGTATCAATAGCGGGTAATTTCTTTACTTGTTCGCCGCTTGCGTCCGTGTCTTTGTCGGTAACAAGTCCTAAAGACGAACTAAGAGCATAACGTCGGTAATATGTCACGCCCGAACCAAAGCTTTGAAAGTCGTTCATACCTTTAAGAGTTACGTGCGGTATTGCTACTTTACTTTCTAGGTTTTCGCCGCTTTCGACGTGGAAAATTAGCGTTACAATGTAGTCAATACCTTCTTTAGTGTCTAGCATTTGCGTAAAGCCTAGCCCGTGTTTTTTTAGTAGCGGGTTAATCTTGTCGAAAATTGCGGGTAAATCGGCGTAAGAATAGCCGAACCCTTGCGTGCCTTTGTGAATTACTGGTACTTCTTGTTGGAACGATGCCAACGATTTAAATAAATTCTTCATAGCGTTTTTGTTTTCGTGCGTTACGGATGCGCACCCCCCGTTAAAATTAAATTAATTCAGGGTCATTTTCCCAAAGCTGAACACCGTTCATAACTCTGCAAAAATCTTCAATAGTTGGCTCAATTATTGAATGTTGTTCGTTGCCATAGGCTTGATAGCCTGCCTTTAACCAACCTTCCCAAACACATTCGTAAGGACACCACTCAACTCCATTCACTAAACGTGAATCCTTCATTAAGTCTGCTTTTGTCTTACATTTTTTAAACACATTTTTCATAGCGTTGCGGTTTTGTTATATGCAAATATAAACACTATTTCTTATTCACCAAATTTTTTGCACAAATTTTTATATTTTTTTATAATTTCTTTCAGTTCGTCTACGCTCCAGCGTTTTGTAATGTGTGCGCGGGCGTGTAATTCTATTAGCTTTTCCGCTCCTATTCGTTTTTCAATACCGATTTGATAGTTCAGTAGGTTGCCGCTTAAAAAAGTGTTGCAGTGTTCGCATTGCAAGTGGCAATTGTCTTCGTCAAACCTTACGTTTGAGTGTCCGCCTTGACTAAAAAAATGCCCACAATTTTTTTTCTTTGGTGGTTTGTCGCAAGAAATACAATTTAACCCGTCGTCGCGAAGACGAACAAACGTATTAAATACCTTTTGGGCTTCTTTGAGCCAGTCCGTTGTCGTTTTAAGGTCGTTTTTTAGCTTGGCCTTAGTCTTTTTCCATTCCTTCGTCTTTACGTCTTCTACCAAGGCCTTTATACATTCGTCTTTTAGACAAAACTTTTGGTTGAAGCGGACAGGTTCGAACTTGTCGCGGCAATTTTTACAACGCATTTTTTACACTTTTTAAAATATCAATAACTAGGGCTTCGGGTATTCTTGAACGTTCGTAACTACCTTTTTTTCCTTGCGTTCCCGTCTTTGATCCTCTAGGGGCGCTTTCATGGTGGCATTTTTTATTTCCGTTAAAGCATTCGTGTTTTGGTATCCAGCCGTTAGGGTTGAAAACTGAAAACAAATGGTTTGTAAATATGTCCGTTGGCTTTGCGCGGTCGTCACCATATTGGCAATACCAAATTGTTGCCCTATCTATGTTCTTGACAAATGGCATTTTTCGCATCATGCCGCGCGGGTTCTCAATAAAGAATTTCAGTTTCGGGTTTATCTTAAGCCATTCATTGATTAAATTAATTTGGTTGTAATTCACTGCGTCGCATTTTATAGCGTATTCGCTTACTGGCTTAGTTCCGTTTCTATGGTGGCTTATTGCAGCTATTGAGTATGTCGTACAATCTGGGCTAGTCCAAACCATGTCGGGAATAAAAGGAACGTCTTTAATAGTTAATTTTTCAATGTCCGTAACTAAGTCAATGTTTTCGTAATTAGTCCAGTCAACCGAAAAAACGTTATAACCTAATAAGTCGGCAATTTTACCTATTGATCGGCTACCCGCGTGAAGTTCTAAAATGTTCATAGTTCTAGGTTTTTAAATTTTAGTTCGTTTTTTAGTTCGTCGTAAGCTACCCTTAATTGCGCGTTGCGTCTAGCTAATTGGTTTAACTCGCGGTTCAAACTTACTATTTCGTTTTCCATTTCGATTAAAACAAGTTCGGTTTTCAATAGCATTTCTTCGCTATCCTTACCGCCGTTAATGTAGTCCTGCGCTTCCGGCTTTTCCTTTTCAAGTTTTAAGCGTACGTTTTTTATTCGTTCGCGGACTACCCAAATAGTGTTCTTAGCCCAAAGTATTTTTAAGTCTAGTTGCATTTTAAAATGGTTTAAAGTTTCGTAATTTTTCACTTGTCGACATAAGGCCGTCGGTTATTGTTTTTTGTATGTCTTTTGGTCGGTGTTTGCGTAGAGGATCAATTCCGTAAACTTCAAAGCCTAACCCTTTGTTAAAGTCTAGCATTACGGGTTCGTTTATAGGCGTATGCTTTCCGCCCGTCTCCATATCCTTAACTTTCTCTACGTTTACCCAAGTCTTAAATTTCATTTCGGGGTGTTTAATTAGGCGGTGAATTACAAACATATCGTCGCATCGGTTTAAGAAAGCTTTACCGCCCTCAACATGGTCTTTTAAAGGTGCTTTAAGGTGGCCTTTGTATTCTCCGTCGGTGTATAAATTACCCGTGCGTCCGCTTTCGCTATTCGGGTGAGTGTTAATGTAAATAGTCATTCCTGTACTATTGACAAATTGGCGAGCCTTATTCATAAATTCGTAGTTACCAGCAAAGCTCATTTCGCGATCTAGGCCCGTAAAAGGGTCAATTAACCCAACTTTACACCCACTTTGTGCAAATAGCGCCAATATTTCTTCGGGTTTGTACAAATTCGAATTGTCAATAAACGAAAAGTATTGCTCTAAGTACGCAACGTCGCCGCTAATTTGCGCATGGCTAAGTTCTTTAAACGGCTTACCACGATACATTTGCACCATGTCGCGCAAAATTTGCCCCTTTTGGTTTTCACCCGACCAAATGCAAAAGGTTAAGTCATGCTTAAGGGCTAGGGTAAGGAAATACCAATTTATCCAGTACGTTTTTCCTACGTTGTCATGTCCTAGTATTATGTTTAGTTGCTTAGGTTTAAATTTTAGGTGTTCGTCTAGCGCACAATCTAATCCTAAACCTTGTTTTATCTTGCCGTCCCTTACGTCTAGTAAGTATTGCAGCGCGTCACCTTGTCTTGTTAGCATATTCGAGTTCTTTTTTACGTATATTATAAGCTATTTGTTCGCCGTCAGTCATGTCTTCATAACGTTTGACCTTTTGTTGCTTAGGAGTTGCCCAGTTTCTTACGGCGGCTTGCCAATTTTTCATTTTAGTTTTACCAACTATCCAACCCTTAGACTCATAGAAATTAATAAACTTATTCCCGTCTAGGTCTAAATTATTTTCAAGACAAAAAGACTCAACTTGTTCTAAAGTGGGGGCTATAAATATACTTCTTTCTTTCTTTTCTTTCTTGTTACTGGTCGTTTGCTGGTCGTTTGCTGGTCGTTTGCTGGTCGTTTCGCTGGTCTCTACTTGATATTTCGAGTAGTTAACTATTTGAATAATAGTACCTTGACCGCTTGTTTTGATGGTCAATTCGTTGGTCGATTTTAGCTTATCTAGTGCAGTCCTGGTTTGACGTACACTTAAGCCAACTTCTAAAGCTAAAATGTCTCGACTTGTTAAAATTGTACCCGGTTGTAATAGCATACCTTTATACTTCTTTTCTTTATGGTTGGCTTTTAAAAGCAAGTGTATAAACAAACGAAATGTATTGTAGTCGTCGTACCATTCCCATTCTAAAATTTGTCTATGTAATTTAACCCAGCCACTCATAATTTTTTGTACTTTGATTTTATAATTACAGGAGCTGCGTTTTTCCAAGAAATTAAATGATGCATTCGTTTATTGGTTCGACCCATTAAGTTAATTTCCGTACAGTCTGGTCTATCTAAAATTGTATAAAAGCTTTTTACGTATGTGCCGCCGTCAATATATGCTTCAGTCATTCCGCCTTTAGTTTTTTGAGTTTGTTGTTGATCAATTTGAATAAAAGGAATTGTTAAAAATACCAAACCTTTTTTACCTAAGGCCATATAAGTGTTAACGTCTTCGTTTAACCTACTTACAAACCAAAAACGGCGCTTCGTACTACAAAAAAACGAGTTCATTGCTTTACGCTTTGGCTTTTTATTAAAGTTTGTTTCACCACCAAACCAGTCGCCGCCTTGAGAATAACAAATACTAGCAAAATTTGAACTTTTAAAGTATTCTAAAGTCTTTAAAAAAACGTTATCAATGTTTTTTATAATTAAATACCTACCCGTTGGATGTTCTAGCTTTGAGTTTATACGCATTTTGAACTCTGTGTAGTCGTCGTCAAGAACTAAAAAGTATTCGTAACCTAATTTTTCGGCTAGATCAAAGCAAAAATTTCTTGCGTGCGTCGTTGTTCTTAGATTATTTAAATTATCGTACTGGTCAACTAGAGACGCGTAATGTTGCTTATCAAAAACGTGTAGTTGGTTTTGGTATTTTTCCCAATATTCAGTAGCTGCTTTATCTTCGTTGTCAATAACTATAAAAGTAGGCAAAGTACAACCAGCTTTATTCAAAGTTTTTAAGGTTATAATATCATTAGGTCGTCCGTGGCTAATGATAAAAATACAAAAGTTATTCTCCATAATTGTCAAGGTATTGGTTAGCAACGTCGTGCGCTAGTTTTACATAACCATATTCATAGGCCTTATCAAAATCAATAATAACCAAAGCTGAACGCTCCATAAATTCTTGCATTTCTTTAGATGCATGAGCATAATAGTCCGCAATTTTTTCGTAATTAAACACCGTATGTCTTCGCGCCGCTTCAATCAAAAACGTTTTTTCCTCTATTGGTAAATTACTATTGTCAATTTCAATAATTAACCTTCTCGTTTTTTGCTTGTCGCAAAGCTCTAAAATATGAGGTCTTTGCAATCTAGGTTCGTAAATTGGCGATTTAATTTTTTGAGTGTAATCGGTTTCTAATTTCTTTTCAAAATCTTCTCCGAATAAATTTGTTTGTTTCATAATTTAAACTATTTAGTAATAAAAAAACCCTCGCAAATCAGTAGCCTTCGACCTCTACTTCATTACAAGGGTTCAATAATACCTTAGGCTTTATAATGTCGAAGGAAGCCGTGTACAAATATAGACGTTTTATTCTACTAAAAGTTGCTTGTCTTGTAAAATTTCTTCGTAAAAACCCATTTTTATCCGTCTTTGTACACGTTTAAACGAGGCTAGGTTGTGGGCCTTAAGTATGTCCGTCTTTAGATCGTAGTCTTTTTGAGTCTTAAACACTTTCGATACGTCTGGCAACTCCGCGCCGTCTAAGTAGGCTTGAAGCGCGCACGTCTCAGCTACGTAGTCAACGTCTCGGTAACTAGTTAAGTCTTTGTGAACGCGTAACCCGTGTAAGATTGTAGCGTGGTTCTTGTTGAAAACACGGCCTATTTCCGAAAGGCTAAGCCCACAAGTTCGTAATTCATTGTAAAGGTAATAGCGTTTAAAAAGTACGTCGCGACGTCTTGACTTGTCTAAGAGTCCGTATTTTTCTATAAGTTCGTGTATTGAGGTGAGGCGGTTCATATTTGTTCAACTTTAAATTTTCCTAATTCGTAGCGTCCTGTTGCTAGTAAGTCTTGTTTTTTCCAATATGCTAGGCTTTGAGAGTTTAAAACCCAGCTTTCGACGGCTTTAGATCCGACGAAGTAAGTTAGTTTCCATTTCATAAGTCTAATAGTTCTTTGTTAACGTTTAACCAATGGTCGTGTCCGTATTTTTCGTTTTCTTCTTCGGGTATTTGCATAAGAGCAATATTGTACAATTGTTCTGCGTGTTCTTTAGGTGTCATAATTGAGCCATTTTAATTTCACAAATTCGGTTGTAAAGACCAAAGTTAAAATTATCCCAGTACCTATTTAGTTGGTAGTCTCTAAATGAACCACCAAGTCCCCTCGTCGTTGTATTCTTGAACATAGGCGTCTTCGAAAGTGTTTGCTTCATAGATTTTTTCGAGGTAGTCGTCGCAGTCTCGCGTTTGTTTGATTGTAAGGATTTCATTGTAGTATTTTTTAGTTATTTTGTAATTAGAATAAGAATCGTAAATTTCTATTTCGTATTCGGCTAAGATTTCGGCGTTCGTGTCCGTGTCGCCTTCATCCCAAAGAGTAACGAATAAGTAGACAAAATTCTTGTCCGTGTCTCGGTATACCTCAAAGTCTTTTAGTTCTGTAACAATCATTTTATTTAAATTTAGAGTTGTAAACGTGGTTCGAATACTTAGCGTAAGACTTAGGTAGTTCGTACTTAGGTTTAAAATAGGTTTGATAGTTTCGTGTTTTTGCATCTTTGCGGTGCGGTGTTGCCGTACCAAGTAAGTAAATAAAGAAGATAGTACCTAAGATGAATACTACTCCGCTTCCTAAAATCTGCTTTTCGTCCGTGTTCAAGTCCTTAAACAAAAACGAATATTTTTTAATTAACTTCATTGTTCTCAATTGTTTGTAATAAGTTTAATACTGAACCCCAAGCGCCTAATGCATAGCGTGTATGGTTGTGGTCTACGCCGTATTGGCTTTTACATTCTTGCAAGTCTTTGTACAATTCTTGTTCTTGACTGCGGATAAGTTCTAAAATTTGTTCTTTGTTCATAGTGTTTTTGTTAAAAGATTATATGCAAATATATATACTATTCACAAGCTACCAAACTTTTTAACAACTTTTTTTAACATTTTTTTAGATTCTT